ATCAATTGGTAAAGCGTTATTTGGTAGTCAATCACTAAAAGACGGTTTAAAAGGACTTTTTTCAACTGGTTTATCAAATCTTTACGAAGGGATGGTGAACATCGTAAATAAGGAAGTTGAACTAAGGAATAAGTTAAATAGCCAAATTGGTATTGGAAAAGAATTATCAAGAGGATATAGAGATAATATTGTAAATGCTTATGACGGTGTTCAAGGTATGGGTTATTCATTCGATGAATTGGCCGATACCGCAATATCCGCAACCAAAGAAACAGGAAGATTTTTCACAATGAATGAATCTGTTATGGAAAACATGGCAGTAACATCGAGAGCATTCATTGGTGACATGAAAGAAATGGCTCCAATATTAAGAAGTTTTGAACTCGTTGGTATTGGTGCAGAAAAAACATTAGAAAATATTAATGCGGGTGGTAAATCTTCACTTACATTAGGTTTAAATATTAGAAAAACAACAGAAGAATTTCAGAAAAACATCGGAAGAATAAATCAATATGGTTTTGAAAATGGTGTTCAAGGATTAAATAGAATGGTTCAAAAATCTGTTGAATTTAGAATGAACATGCAAAATGTGTTTGACATTGCAGAAAAAGTAATGTCACCTGAGAAAGCAATAGATTTAGCAGCTAATTTACAAGTATTAGGTGGTGCGATTGGTTCATTAGGTGACCCATTCCAAATGATGTATATGGCTACAAATAACGTGGAAGGATTACAAGATGCGTTGATTGGAGCCGCGGAATCTTTGGCCGTATATAGTGAAGAAAATGGTAAATTTGAAATAACGGGTGTTAACTTAAGAAGAGCGAGAGCTATGGCTGAAGAACTCGGTATGAGTTATCAAGACTTATCGCAAATGGCTATCGCTGCGGCAGAAAGAACCTCAGCTGCCGCAGATTTAATGACCGCGGGTATTGCTGTGGACGATAAAGAAAAAGAATTTATTACAAACTTAGCTAGAATGGGTAAAGACGGTAAAATGGTTATTGAGGTGCCTCCGTCTATTGCGGAATCGTTGGGATTAGCAAAGGATCAAAGTACAATAGCATTAGATGAATTAAGTCAAACCGCGGCAAATGCAATTTTAGAAAATCAAAAAGAGTTTGAAAAAATGAACCCAAAAGATATCGCATTAGAACAATTTACCGAAACACAAAAATTAGCATTAACAGTTTCAGAAATTGCTGCAATGTTAAAAGTTGAGTTTGCAAACACCTATAGAAGTATGGGTGCTGACATGGACAAGTATATTAAGCAGGCTGATGATATGTTAAAAAACTATATCAAGGGTGATAGAAGTAACACGGATATAAATGCAGAAATTGAAAGTAGAAGAAAGGAATTAAACACAAAGGTTCAAGAAAATTCAACAAAAACATCAACTCAACCATTAACTCCCACAAATGTTAACAATAACCAACAAACTAATCAAAATAACACAAATACCGACCCTAACAATAAACCTCTTACTGCGGCCGAAATGGAGAGAATTATGAGAGACGCAAGAACACAAACCAAATATGATGATAAGGGTAAAATTGTAATATCTAACACTATTGATTCCTCAAATCCAAATGGTTATTTGTATGTTGATTTATAATTAAAGATTAGAGGTTAATATTTTTATAAATTATCTATTTATAGATAAAAGAACTCGATGCCAAGTTACTTAGATTTTGATTCTACTAAAAGATTTAGAGATTATGTGTTAGGTAAAACTTTGAACCAGCCAAACGGCCCTCAAACTTTTAACTCAGGTAACTATTCTATTCAAAATTTGAGTGATAGTGCAAATATAAATCCGGGTACGGTTGTGGATAATAGAACTCAAATGTTACAACTTCCACAAACAGGTAACGTTTTTAAACCATTAGAATTTAGTGTAACCGAAAATATAGATACTCTACCAAGAAGAGCAAATCTTAGTTTATACCCATATTTTCAATTACAAAACCACAATTTAATAAGTGTATTTAGACAGAATAATTTAGATTCTGAGTCAGAATTAATGAAGTTTGCGGGAAAATATCTATTATCTAACAATGGTCCCGTTTATTCAAGAATTTCACAAAATATCGAGAGACAAACAAATGGTAGACTTAGGATTGCAGATGCTCTAAATGGAAGTATTTCAACTGCATCGAATATTGTAACAGGAAGGGAACCTTTGGTTGCTCCTGATTATAGTATCACCGTTGCGAAAACTTTACCAGGAAAGATTATTGATTTTGTTCAAGTTGCTGCGGGGGTTGAATTTCCTTTCTCAGAGATACCGGGTCAATATCTTTCCGACCCAAGAAACCCTGTTAATGTAAGACCAACACCCAAAACAGAATTAGGTAAGGTGTTTCAAGACGTTACAGGTGTTTTAGGTTCATTAATAGGTATAAAGAGAAGACAATCACCGTCAAGAAAACCATCCGATGTAATGATTGAATATCTTGGGGGCGGTCAAAAAAGTGTTCTTTATGATTTACTGTCATATTCAAAATACTCACCAAATTACACAACATCAGCAAGATCACAAAACACATCGAAGATTTTCAATTTTGTCGATAAAGTTGCACAAGGAGTTAAAGACCTTTTAGGTGTTGAGGCTCCAAGAGGTGAGGCTTACATAGGTGATGATAGGGGTAACGATGTAAAATATGCGATGAATGATTTTAACGACATACCCGTTAGAAGTAATTATTTTTTAAGTTTAATGTTTGACCCCGTACAAGCTGAATTGTTCCAAAGAAAGAGAAATTATTCTGAAGGTGGTAGTATAACAGGTAAGTTAACATGGATTAGTAGAAATTCTAAAAATGAATTAGGTGCGAACAATAAAGAATGGGCAAATCAACAAACAGATTTAGACGATTCACAATCAACATCTTTTGATTTTAGACAAGATTCAATACTAGGGTATACCCAAGAAATTTTAGACTCATTACCATCAAACGGTGGTGAAGCTCGTTCACATGTTGCTAATGTTATTGATCAAACAAGTAGAATTTTTAGAGAAGGTGATGTTTTGTTAAGTAGAGGTTCTGCGGTTAAATATATAGATAAATTTGGAGGAGAAAGTGGTGTAGAATATTGTAGAGTTTGGACTAAAGACAGGTCGTATTTAAATTATTCTGATACAATGAAAAGAACTCAGAATATTAGAAAGTACGATGATAGTATTTTAGATAGAACATGGAATCTTAATATTGCACCAATCTCTAATGGAGGTAAAGACTTCACAGAATCCACAAATATAAAACCAAGAGGTGATGGTTTTTATGCAAAAAAATATATGTTTTCAATTGAAAACCTAGCATGGAAAACATCAAACACGCCTGGTTTTACTGTAAATGATTTACCTTATTGTGAAAGGGGAAATAATGGAGGTAGAGTTATGTGGTTTCCACCATATGACTTAAAAGTGTCAGAACAAAATACAGCTAGATGGGAAAGTAACACATTTTTAGGAAGACCCGAACCAATTTACACATATCAAAATACAGAAAGAAGTGGTCAAGTTTCTTTTAAAGTTGTTGTTGATCATCCGAGTGTACTAAATTTATTGGTTAGAGAACATTTCAAAGGAATGTCAGATGAAGAATCTGAAAATTATATAAACGCATTTTTTGCTGGTTGTGAAGAAATCGATTTTTATGATTTAATAACAAGATATAGAGAAATAACACCAGATGATGCTAAATCCATTACAGATTATTTGAACGGGAAAAAAGACCCCGATAGAATTAAAGAATTTAAAACTGTAACAACAGGCGACGTTCCTAAAAAAGAACCACCTGTTTTGAAAGATAATAGTGAAAAAGTAAATCTCACAGTAAGTTTAAACTTTGCAAATGATTGGCCTAAAAAAGTCGGAAGTGATGAATTTAAAGGTGCAATATATACATCTGAATATAATAGATCAATTGGTGATACAGGATGGTTGAATTCTACTACGAGTAATTTGAATTCAATATTAGATGAAATATTATCTGGTACTTCATATAATACCGCGAACGCAATACATGATAAAAAAATCTTATTTGGAAAAGATATTCCAACAGGAGAAACACTTACATATAAAAACCAAGTTGTTGCTGATTTAAATAAAGAAATTAACGAAGCACAATCTGGATTTACTAAATATGAAACCCAAACAACAACTTTAAAAACAGATATTGAAGCTGGATTAGTAAAAAATTTGTCTGTTCAGATAGGGTCTTCTTGTTCTGCACTAGCGGATAATAATTACAATTTTAGATTATCAATTAGAAGAACATATAGTATCATTTTAGATTTTTTAGATAAAATAAAAAAAGATGTTGATGCTAAAAGTATTTTAGACTCTAAATGGCCATCATCTTTTAGTGGTAATGCGACTCAACAAACAAATTTTGATTTAGAAATAACACTAAAAGAATTGGGGTATAGTGAATCTGATGGTAAAATAAATTTTAGAACAATTAGTTCTGGTGAATTGGCTTCAAATAAAAATAGAGATTGTTCTAATAGTGAATTCAAATATGGTATAGGTAATAGTAATAATAACGATATTTCATTAAAAGTTGTATCACCTGTTGCATTTGGTTGTAGACAATCCGCCGTGATTTTTGAATATACAAAAACCACGAAACCAGACCCATCTCAATCAACACCTGAACCGGACCCAACAATAAAAACAAGACTAGAACCTACTGACGGACCTACAAACCCTCCATCGTCTAATAAACCACCAATCGATTTGATGAAGAGGATTATTATGAAAACACTTAGTGAGTGTTATTATTTTCAAAAGTTAGAAGAAAGTGATCCCGTGGTGTTCAAAACACTTAGAGAAAAATTAAAATATTTTCATCCGGCTTTTCACTCAACAACACCAGAGGGTCTTAATTCAAGATTAACATTCTTGTTACAATGTATTAGGCCGGGTGATACAATTCCTATAAAGGGATTAAGTGATGTTTCTGATTTAAATGCAAGAAATACTTCATTTGGTCCACCACCAATTTGTATACTAAGAGTTGGTGATTTTTATCATTCTAAAGTTATTATCAGAGATGTTAACATAACATTTGAAGATGCGACATGGGATTTAAATCCAGAAGGTATCGGTGTACAACCAATGATTGCAAACGTATCTCTACAGGTTAACTTTATTGGTGGACAAGGATTGTCAAAACCAGTCGAAAGACTACAAAACGCATTGTCTTCTAATTTCTATGCAAATACTGAAATGTATGATGAGAGGTCAATTAATACCGCGGAGACAATAAACGGTCAAAAGAGAGAGGAATTCACTAGAGAATTTTTAGAAAAAATAAGAGAAACACTTCCAAAAATAGAAGATAAACCAAATAATAGTAAGGGGGATAATTTTTCCGAAGGATACATTGGTAAATTACAATCTACCAATTTAGTTTACACTGAACTAGTTGACGATGTTTATAAATCAACAGAAAATTATTTTGAAAAAATTCAATCTTTTTACAATGAGATAGTAAAAGAGTATGGACCATCAATTTCATCCTTTATTTTACACCCAAATTATAGAGAAATTAAACAATATGATATATATAACACAACATCATCAAGTGCGGGACTTAATATAGATTTATTTGGTGAGTATCCAACAAATAGACAATTATCTTATTACGTTAAGGTTTTAAAAGAATCTATGTTAAAGACGTTGTTAACAACTGATATATGTCAAATGATGGGTCTTGATGATGTTTTACCAGTACCAAAACAAAATAAAGCAAATGAATTATTACAACCATATTTTAAAACAACAATTGAAACTAAAATAAATTCAATAACAGACAAAGTACAAATCTTATTGAGTGGAAGTGATGGTTTTATTAAACAAAGAGACGAGGTTATTGAATCTTTAGACAAAGTTAACTTTTTAGTAAAATATGGGTATGATGCTAAAATTACAGGAACAACAGTAACCAAGTGTGTATTATCAGGATTCACATATAATTTAATTTATGATGAATATGAAAACTGTATAGAACACTTTACAAATAATACAAATAAATTATACGAAGATTTAGATACTACAATAAACTATAATAACCCAACAATCACTACGAGTGTACTTTCTGAACTATTATCTGTATTATTAAAAGAAACAGATAAAGAAGGATTTAAAAATGTTTTTAAAATAGATACTTCAATTTTCGATACAAACACCATGAATAAAATTGAAAGAAAATATGATTCTTTTATTTCTGATTCAATTAAAGATAAAAGGTTTAGATTAAAAAAACTAAAGAAAAGAAAAAACAACAAAGAGATTTCATTCGCGAAATCTACCGAGTCAGAAGTAACAGATGATGCGGTTAAAAGTGAAGTTAAAAAATTAAAAGATAAAAATAAAACTCAACCGATAAATAATAAATTAAACTATTTTAACTCATGAGTAGAAGTTATTTCGATAGGTATCAGTTTTTTATAGATGATGGTAAATTCAGAATAGTACCTGGTATTGAAATACCAATAAAAGGTACAGACAAATATCATCAATATAAAAGAGGGAAAGATAGATTAGATAAATTATCACAAGAGTTTTATAACACCCCAATTTTTGGTTGGTTAATTATGATGGCCAATCCAACTGCGGGTACTAATGAATTTGAAATTGGAGACAATTACATTTTAAGAATACCATTTCCCTTGAACTCCACTTTACAAGATTACAAGAGAGGAGTAGAGTTGTATAATTTATATTATGGCGAACAATGATTTATCGAATACTGAAAATATATTAATTAAGACCGATGAGAATAATTTAATATACATCGATCCTAATAGTGTATTGGTTGACGGTCAAGTTCAACCAAGAAACGTGTCTCAAGAAAAGATGGTTATGTATGTTAATCTTGAGGCTGATATAATTCCAAGAACAACCTTAGCTTCCGATGGTGATAAAAATTCACTTAGAAGTATTGCAAGTGGAACCTTAAATTTTTTATCCTCTCAAGTGGGTGATGCAACTGATCCATCAAATAGGGCGTTCACAACAAATTGGACAGACGCGTTTTTAGAAACTAATCAAAAAAAAGATGAAAAGGGAAATCCTGTTGGGGACCCTTTTAGAAGTGATGGATCGGGTCAATCTTTTGGTATCGAAAGTATTTCCGTACAAATAAAGGGAGCTAACTTTATTCCTCAAGTTGTAATAAATTTTATTGACGTAAGAGGTAAAACATTATTCGATTCACCCGAAAATTCACCATATAAGGCGTTCTTTCATATACCATGGCCGATATTTTATTTATCAATTAAAGGATATTATGGTAAGACAATAAGATATAGACTTCATTTGGTTTCATTTAGTTCAAGATTTAATTCTGGTTCGGGTAATTTTGAAGTAACAACAAAATTTGTTGGGTCCACATACGCTTTCATGAATGACATTCCATTAAAAGCCATTTTGAATGCACCTTATATGTTTATAAGAACAGTTGAGGGATCACAAAAATTTAATGAACAAACTGGTTTGTATGAAAAAAAGGCACTAAAATCATCAAAGGGATATCAAATATTAAAATCAGTTTATTCTGAAATGAAACAAAAGAAACTGATTCCACAAGATTTTCCAGTTAAGACATTAAGAGAAATCTGTTCACTGGCATCCACATTAGATAAAAAATTAGAACAACAAATTTTTGACCAAGTCATTGACCCAACCGTTTTGGATGGTATAAGAGCCTACAGAGAAGTTTTAAAAAACTTTGAAGTTGCGGTTAATGGTTGGAAAAATAAAAATTTAGATTTAACAATATTCACTGATCAATTTATTATTGATTCTGAACCAGCAAGAGGATATGCTTTAAAAGCAAAAGATAAACTCGATTTAGTTTTAGTTACTGGTGCCACTGTAAATAATACACTAGAAGGAATAATAAAAACTTATTCAGAAAATTTAAAAATATTACAAAAAACTTTTAACGATAACGTAAAGAAAAATGAGAAAGGTGAAATCGTCGGAGTCGTTGTTAATACAAGACTATTATCAAACACTTTACCACCAATTACCACTTATTACAATAAACTTCAAAACGACCCATCAAAGTATTATATATTATTTGACAAGTTAATGTCAGACATACACTCAATCAAAAAAGTGTTTTTTGAACAAAACGTGAAAATTGAAAAAGAGATTGAGAAACAAATGAATAACATAATAAAGAATCCAAGTAAGGGTTTTGGTTTCGAACCTACTGTAAGAAATTTATTTGCGGTAGTATTAGCGAATGCAGAGGTTTATGTCAGAATGATGAAAGATGTTCACTTTGACGCCTTTAATGTTTCGAATGATAGAAAAACCCTTATCGGTAAATTTTCTGATGAGTCGGTTGGCGATGCGATTTATCCATGGCCAGAAATCAAAAAAACAACACCTGGTGATAAACAAAGAGTTATTGCATATCCAGGTGAACCAGAATTACAGGATAAATTACAATCATATAATGGTTTATTGTGGCCTGAAGTTTCTTTCATTGAAGAATTTATTGGAGTATCAACAAACGTCAAAGACCCATTAGTTGAAAGAGAAGGTGGTGTAAATGATTTACAATATATTTTCGAAAGCAATCAAGAAGAGTCAAGGATAAACGATATAAGTCAACTATTCAGAGTACAAGATACATTACCATATGGTAACAGAACCCCCGTTTCGTTTTTATATGAAATATATGAAAGAGCGAAACAGATGACATTAGTTGATTCTTTTGATTTTAGTGTTTTAATTGAATTAGCCAACATTGAATTTAAAACCATTCAACAAGTTGCTGGAGAAGAATTAGATATTTTAGACATATTAAAAACCCATATTAATTCAAAAGATAAACTTTTGGAATACATGAAAAAACTTTCACCATATGAAAGGTTTGAAAATTATAAGGAATCCGTACCAACAACAAATTATTTAAAAGAGACCATTACAAAATCATTTAGAATTGATCAATATAGAGGTTTAGATACATCTAAAAGCGTTGATTTAACACCATATGAGAAATTAGATAAGTTTTTAATAAATTATACACCAGAGGAATATAGAAAAAACATATTCCCATTCAATTCAAGCAAATATTTGTCTTATATCAATAAAAATAGTTTTACTGATGACGAATTTAAGTTTAAAGGTATTTTTAGATTAAGTAATGATACGGATGATTTTATAACAACGCCATTTAATATAAAACAATGGATTAAATCTCTGTATAGACCCTTAAATGAAAATTATAATTTATTTACACGAGAATATACAATAGGTGATAATTTTACACACATTTTAAATACACCATATTTTCACAAACAATTATATAGTGACTTTAATAAAACAACGTCTTTTGGAAAATATGTCGGTTCGGCATATCTATTATTAAATTCACTCCCTTATTTAGATTTGAGAGATGAGATAAGTTTTCAAAGGGCCGATAATAATTCCACACTAAACACACTTGAATCTAAAAGATTATCATCAATTTTTAGAGAAATTGGTGCAACACACTATGTTCCATATCATTTGATTGTTAAGTGGGGGTCAATATATCATAGATACAAAAAGAAAAAAATAGAGGGTATTGATATATTAAATGGATTTACAACATCTAACACTGACACTACAACCACAAATATAAATGGACAACAATTTTTTGACATACCTTCTATTGGTTCGAGTTTGAATATATATCAATTATCGGGACAAACGGTTTCACATGCTTTAGGTAAAGACGTAGGTGTTCATCCTTACTATGATGCAATTTACCATCAAATAGTTAATGGGTATAATCACTTTGTTGTTTCTTCAGGTAAAACATCATTTGAAACCAACGTATCAAATAACACAATAAATTTAAAATATAGACAAAGAGAAAACGGGTTAAATTATTGGACACAATATGTGGACAATTCAAAATTTACACCAAATGATTTAACATACACAATATTACCCTGTGATGGATTTAATCCCGCAATTAATTTAAAATCTAAAGTAAATGGTATTGAACCATCTAATTTTGATTTTGGTACATCCGAACAATTTAATTTTAGATTAGTTTGGAAAACCGAATATGTTGAGGAGAACTATAGTGGTAAAACATTTACATCACCATCAGAATACAATATGAAGGCTGGTGGAGATATTTTACAACTATCTAATGACCAAGAAAAAATATATGATTTAATTGCAACTTTTAGTCCGCAAATATTAGATGAATTTGAGGACATCTTTTTACAATTTAGTTCTGAATTTGTTGAAATTGAGAATCCAGTTAAGAAATTTGATAATGTTGTGTTTGATAATTTCCAAAAATTATTAAAGGAAATTGTAACAGTAAAAAAGGAATCGGGAGATGGGGATATAGAAGAAACAATTATAAAAATTGTAAACAAACAAAGTAAAAAATTAGCGGAAATATCAGAATTGATATGTAGTGAGAGAAATATGTTGAAAATTACATTAGGAAATCCAAAAGAACTAGATTCATATGTTTTGGATAACTATGTAAATAATGAATTACCTTTTGGTGAATATAATTTTGCTTCACAAAGTGGAAATACGAAATATCTTGAATTATATGTTGGTGAAAACCCTGACACAGGTATAACCTATTTAGATTTTTTTAACATATCTGATATTGCACTAAATGAGGAAAACATTTTATTATTTAGACCTTTAATATTGATTTATGGTGGTTATATAAAAAATGGTGGAACGAATAATGTAACGGCATTTTCAAATTATTTAAAAAACAATATATTAGATAAACCAAACACCTCAATAATACCTGGTGGGGCAAATAACAGACTTAATTTATTTTTATTACAATTAATTAGTAAATTTTCTTCTTTAAAAATAGAAAAGAACAATGCTAGTATAGACTTTGTAGATGGTTATAATAATAGACAAATTAAGGTAGAACTTTATAACACATTCAAATCATTTAATGATAAATGGGTTGCGGGTAATTCATTGGGACAAAGACTTTTGTTTGAAGAATTTTTATTTTTAGACAGAGCTAATAGAGATATTGGTAGTAAAGCATATTTGAATATAAGTAAGTTTAGTGCATTAACAAACAATAAAAATGACAAGGCAAATCTTTATTCTACAATTTCCATGTTATTAAAAGATAGTGGGTTTGACATGAGAGCATTACCCGCGTATATTAACTTTTATGGAACCAATATATCAAACAGATCCAAAATTACACCCTCCAAAAAGGTAGCCGAAAATTTATTTGGAACATTCTTAGATGTCGATTATGAAGAATCATCACCTAAAATAATTGTTCAGTTTGTTGGTCCAACATCTAAACATACCGCTGATGGAGATAAAAACTTTAATAAGTTTAATGATGATAGTTTTGATATCTCGAACAGAAATAAAAATCCGTTAATTGTAACTCTTCCTGAATTGTACGATATTGACCAATTAAATAAATCCAATAAAGTAGTTGCTTTTGAGGTTAGCTTCGGTGACCAATATCAAAATATTTTCAAAGGAGTAACACTTGATCAAACTACACTAAGAAACACATCAGAATCTTTTGTTGTATTGGAAAACTTAGCTAGATCAGAATCGGGAGCAGGCACATACAATGTGGACGTTAGTCTTTTTGATTATTATAAACAGGCATCATATTCTTGTGACGTTACTTGTATGGGTAATGTGATGATTCAACCAACAATGTATTTTTATTTGAAAAATATACCCATGTTCAGAGGAACATATTGGATAACCGAGGTTAGTCATAATATTAGAAATAACAATATTGAGACTTCGTTTAAAGGAACAAGAATACCGGTTGCATCGTTACCTGATCCAGAGGATTCGTTTGTATCAAGTTATAAGTCACTTTTAGATAAAATAACAAATGCTGCTCGAGCAATTGTTAAGAGAGCAGATGCATCAAGTACAACTGGTACAACCGAACAAGTTATTAGAACACCTGAGGGTAATTTTACAACTGATTTAGGTAAAACAAAAATTAACGGAGAAGTATTAGTTCAAAGTGCGGGTATTAGTGAATTTGGTATTCCATATAATGGATTTGGTAATGAGAAGTACATTCAGAAAATAAAATATGGAAATACGGGGGAATGGTTTAGGGCTGTGGTTGTTAGAATGGGAATGGAATCAAAAATTTACACCATACCCGATACAACACATATGTCTTTGTTAACTAGATTAAGAAATACCGCAAATGTTAATTCCGAAGGTGAAACTGGTTTAAAATGGTCAGAATTAAATGTTTTATCAAATTCTCACAACTTTTATTCTACAAAGTTTCAATTTACAAATAGTATAACCGCGGATAAAATCATAACAGGAACGACTGAATTTCTGAATCCAAATAACGGTAAAACATCGTCAGTTAGCCCAATATATGATATAGATAGAAGGGTTGAAACACTTAACGTTTCAGGACCGGTTAATATTGGACCGTTTATTGATGGATATGGTATTGCATTATCAAATAAATTAATGGAGACTTTACGTATTCAAGAGGGAGATGTTCTATATTTTAGAATAAAATAAGAAACATTAATAATATACGGGATATTTATATTTATAACGAAAATATTATGGATAATAATAAACTTAAAAACACAGTAGACCAATTCTTGAATCCAAAACAAATTAGAAATATATCTAACGATGGGATGGAAAGAGAAGAATGTGACTTACAAACAGGAGAATGTTATGTAATTAGGTCTAAAGACGGTATCGTTGAAAGAATTAATAAAAAATATATTACCGAAGACGGTAGACAACTTTTACAAGATTAAAGCTATGAGTTTAGAAAAGAAATTACACGAAGAATTGATGAGATTTAATGCCATCAATAAATACGGAAAAAAAATGATTATGGAACAAGATGTTCCACCTGCAGCGGTTGAGCCTCCTACCACGGATGCACCCGCAGACGTTCCACCCGTTGACCCATCAGCACCTGTAGATCCCGCCGCAGCTCCACCAATGACCGATTCCGCACCAGTTGAAATGGATACTACTGAAGAAATCGATATTACAGACTTGGTTAACATGACTAAGAGTATTAAAAAGGATATGGACGATAATAAGTCTGAATATGATGGTGTTATAAATAAGATGGACGATGTTTTCACAAAATTGTCTGATTTAGAAAGTAAATTAGTACAAATGGACCAAGTTATGTCTAAAATAGATGAACTAGGTTCTAAAGTTGAACTTATGAAAGAACCATCCGCACAAGAAAAATTAGAAATGAGATCGTTAGATTCATATCCATTTAATCAAAACCCACAACAGTTCTTTGCACAAAAACAAGGAGAAATGAGACAAAGTGGTAAAAACGAATACGTTTTAACAAAACAAGAAGTTGAAGATTACCCAAAAGACACAATAAGACAATCATTCAATCCCGAACAACAAGAAGATGAATTTAAGTTCTAATGTAAATTTTTTCTTAGGTTTACAAACACAGATGAAGATAAATCATTGGCAAACCAAAGGGTTTGCTAGACATAAAGCATTTGGAGAATTTTATGATGTTATGGATGGATTAATCGATACATTTGTTGAGAGTGCAATGGGAAAATATGGAAGATTTATTCTTGATGACGAAACTAAAACAATTCAAATGAATAATCTTTCAGACATGGATATGAAGGGTTTAATTAATACTGTGAGGGAAGCTTTGGTACAAATTGAATTAGATGAAAAAGACACTGATTTATTGAATATAAGAGACGAAATGATTGGAGAAGTCAACAAATTATCTTATCTTTTAACATTAGAATAACCCGAAAAATAATTTAAAAAAAACTTAACCCGAATTTTGTAATTCGGGTTTTTTTATTTATATTTTTAGAACAATGATATTATTAATTTTAAAATTTAACTATTATGTCAACATTTGATGCAGTACTGGCTCAGTACGAAAAAAGTAAACAAGCCACAAGTGGCAACTCAAACAAAGTCTCACAAGAAGACAGAATGAAAAAGTACTTTACCACGGTTTTACCTAAGGGTTCTCGTGGAGAAGAAAGAAGAATTAGAATTTTACCTACTAAGGACGGTGGTTCACCTTTTGTTGAGGTGTATTTCCATGAGGTTCAAGTAGATGGAAAATGGTTAAAACTTTATGACCCAAAACAAGAAGGTAAAAGGTCACCATTAAATGAGGTGTATCAAGGATTAATGGAAACGGGGGTAGAATCAGATAGAGAATTGGCTAGACAATACCGTTCTCGTAAATTCTATATCGTTAAAGTAATAGACAGAGACCACGAAGAAGATGGTGTTAAGTTTTGGAGATTTAAACACAACGCAAAGGGAGATGGTGTCTTAGATAAGATTTTCCCAATCTTTAAAAATAAAGGGGATATCACTGATACTACTAAAGGTCGTGATTTGATTCTTTCTTTAGGTTTAACTAAGGCGGGAACAGGTAAGGAATACACTTCAATTAATTCTGTAATTCCTGAAGACCCGAGTCCGTTACATGAGAATACAGACAAATCAAACGAGTGGGTTAATGATGAATTGGTTTGGTCCGATGTATACTCTAAAAAAGGTGAGGATTATCTTGAATTAGTTGCTAATGGAGAAACTCCAAAATGGAGTACGGAAAGTAACAAATGGATTTCTACTTCACAACTTGATTCTTCATCAGAAGAAACAATTGCGGCACCAAAAAAATCAACACCGGTTGTTGATCCTCAAGAAGAGGAAGAAGTTGATGGGGACCTACCATTTTAATTGGTAAAACAATAGGGGGTTCGGAGATAACGTCAAAGGCCCCCACTTTTAAATTTATATAATATGGCAATCAAGAAAAACGATTTTAGTTCAATAAAGAAAAAGTTCTCTAAAGAAGCCGAATACAAGGCTGATAGGTTCTTTGATTTGGGTGATGCATTTTTAGATGCAACAGGTATTCCTGGTCCGGCTATTGGACATT